TTTAATGTACAAAATACAAGAATATCCCTTCTGCCCATGATGATGGATGTCGTGGCGACTAAACTTGTAATATTTCTGTGACCACATACTAGGGACAAAATTAGATTCTAATTCTATACCCAGGTGATGTATGATGGTTTCCATATATGGAAACAAGAAATCCCATATTGGTTTTGAGTAATCATTGTATTCCTTACCTAAACCATGCCTAGAATAATTGAAGTCGGTTAATTGATTGCCACTCAGCTCATCCTCATAATAATTCGAATCACCAATAATATCCAATACCACACTTTTCTTGACATCCCAATCATTGATTGAAATTTTATATAGAGGTACAGTGAACATAAGATGTTGTTCAATCATATCAATATGTTCCCAGAAATAGTACCTGATTCATTCTACACTCTTTTTCAAAATAGTCATCATTAGTGATGTTCATTCCATGAAAGAATTTGCTTCCATCAAATAAAACCATTCTATTATACTTTGGTTTTAATTGTTTGATAATAGAGTAGTTGGTTTTACTTCTCCATGGCATATAGTGTTCTGGGCAATTTGGTGGTTCTTCACTGGGGTTCAAGTTTTTGTAGATGTTAGTGCCAGAAACATAATCATTCTTGTTCAAATATATTATTGCGGCGTATCTACTAAGATCTTTATGTGGCCACCAGTAATTGTTTTTATAATCGTTGAATTTTGATTTCTTAAATCTTGTTACGTTTGTTATTACTAAGTGCTGATTCTCCTCATTACCAACATCTTCTATCCCACAAATGTTTCTCAAAAACTGATATACTTTAACTACATGTTTTGAATTTATAATATGTCTTTTATCTTCAAATTCAACCATATTATTTGATGGTCGTTGCTGTTCCTTCCAAATTATTGGATCTATGATAGACAGAAGTTCAACAAGTTTATCTGGATCTTTATAAAAATTATCAGCAGTGTATATCACACTCCCCTCAAGATATTCTTTTTTTATCTCAAGGTTTTCATTTATGTCAAACATTTCAAATAATGCCTTCTTTACACAAATAGTGTAGAGTTTCTTTGATACTACCAATGTGTTTGCTACCATAAGCAACTTGTGGATATGTTGCTTCTTTACCAAACTCTGCACGGAATTGTCTATCACTAAAATCTACACCTAGTAGATACTCATGAAACTCACCACCAAGTGCTTTCAGGAGCATACCAATACGCTCACACTCTTGACTTCCGTTAGAATAGATTACTGCTGTTTCAGTCATCGTTCTTCTCCTCACTATATTCTAAAGTAATCATTGTTATAAAAAGTAGAATAAACGAACCCAATACGATAGATACCCATGCTGGCATATACATTATAGAATGAAAGAATACTGCCAAAAAAGCACTAACAGAAACCATCATAAGGAACAAAACAACAGTGTTGGCAAATGCTCTACGAAATTTAATCACGTTGCCTCCGTTTCATACCAGGAACAAATCCATCAGGACATTCATATGCAAATCTATTTACCTTACCATTATTAAACCATTTTTTGCCTGTTTGTAAAGCAGATTTTTTAGCACATCTTTCGACACTGTGTTTAATGCCAGTTTGTGCCTTACTCATATTTGCACGTCGCTTGGCATCATACTTGCGACCAGTCATAGTTTTGCTACGCCTATCCCTTTCTTCCTGTGTTGGGACATAACCTTTACCATTCTGATTACCAATCATAATCTTACTCATAGTAGCATTTTCACTACTGGTAATAAACTCACTAGGGTCAGGAGTTCCTGCATCAAAGGTCTTTAAGTCTTCAAAAAAGTCCATAATCAATCCCTCTGACGCCAATCATCTGGTTTGTCTTGGTTAAACCAATCTACAATCTCATCAGCACTACCAAAACCAGTGCGATGATTTGATGGGTCAGGGTCACCAAGCCCCATCTTATTCATAAAGTCGTCCATACTACCCTCAACCATATCAGGGTTAGCAGCACGACCTCTTGCTCTTTTAAGCATCTCTCTGGCAGAAGTATTTGCCTTAGCAAGTTTTTCTGCCCACACCATGTCTTCAAGACCTACTTGTTCTTGTAAGGCAATCTTATTACAAATGCCTTCAAGTCGAAGACGATATTGAGTCGATAACATATCAGTCCTTTGTCTCCTCTTTGGTATTTATTTGTGACATCAACTCTTCTGCCATCTTCAAAGAGCGACGGTATATCATATATTTTACCACAGGATTACCAGGATTATGTCTCAACCACCACCACTGACGTTGAATGTAAGAGTTTCCTAACCTCATTACATAATAAAAAGCAGCAGCAATGCTCTCATCAGTTACGATGAAATACATTGCCACTGCAAAGAGTGTAAAAAGTATGTATTGAGAAGTCATTAGTTAAACTCCTCATTTCTCCTTTCATCCAGATAACGGATGACTTCATCTCTCCATTCCATCAACTCATGAAAACACTCCTGATTGTGAGCACATTGACGCAATTCGTGGTCTGGTTTCAATACGCTTTCATAAAACAAACCAAGTGCATCTCTACGCTTTTCGTGTTTTTCGTTCATGAATTGTCTCCTGTTGTACTATTTAATCTACTTCTTTTTGGATTTTTTGATTTCCTTAAGAATGTAGTTCTTTGCGGCAGTGTAGTTCCGTGACTCATGGACGACAGAACCGTTGTTAATGATGGCAAATGCTTTGCTTCCAATGATAGGAATAGCAGCCCACATACCATCATTTGTCACATAACCTTCAGGATCTCCTGGGGTATCATCTAGCACCCCAGGACGCTCAATGAATGGTTTCTGAAATACCATCAGAAGAAGCAGGCATTAACACTAACGACGCGGGCATTAGGATTGCGTGCCAGTGCTACTTCGCGTGCTTCCTGATAGTCACGAGCGTGAACAACTTCTTCAAAAACTTTACCAGCAACGTAGAGTTGAACTTTGCACTTCATGATGGTGTTCCTTTGATTACCTATGTATTATAGCAAAAAGGGGAGTCTTGTGAACCCCCCTTGTGACAGTTGATTAATTGTCAGATTGTCATTGGCAATATCCTCGAATGTAGTTTTCAATCTCAGAACGCTCAACACCAACTTTGCTGGTGGGGTTTGCGAGAGTAAAGACTGCCTCAACAAACTTTTTGTTCTTGATGTTGAAGAATGAATCTTCAACCTGTCCAGAGCAAATCAAATAATCATTGACATGATTAGCAGTCTTAATGAGGTGTTGCCAAGGCTTTTTATCACTGGTAGTAGAACCAAGATAACGTTTCAAAACAAAGGCAGAGAAGTAATTTTCGATGTGCTTAATAATATCGAAGTTGATGCCAAGTCCATCAAGTGCATCATCCAGCAGGGGGTGAAGTCGCTTCTCAAAGTTATAGAAAGCACGGAGAAGATATGCAGACAACTCTTTGTTGGGTTTTTCCTTTTCCCAATCAACAGAATTGCACAGTGCCTGAACAATGTCTTTGAGAGTTTCAAGTTCCCCATCATTGATGGCATAAGATACCAACTTTTTCATCTGTGCGACTTTAGTGCAGCAGAAATGAGGGTTAGTTACCAAAGGAAAATCAAAATCAATAGGTTGCCAAGTGAAACCAGGGATAGACTTGTAGAAATTCATGGTATTAGTGGCAAGTTCATCACCACAAGCAACTTGGTGAGGAAGAGCTTCCCAGTCTTTAGTGGTATTAATACCTTTGATCTCTTTGTAAAAGAGTTTAGATGCCTCCAAAGAACGTTCAGAAGCTGTCACACTAGAATTAAATGCGACAACACGCACCATGATCTCAATCTCTTCGTTTTTGACAAGAGAAAGTGCAGCAACCTGTGCAGTAGTGTGTTGCTTTTTGACCAAATAGAAATTGCCAGTTGCTTCATCATAGAAAGCAACAGGAATTTCAGACTCACAAAAATCAATAGTATTGCTGAAAAGTTCAAAGTTCTCGATACAATACTCAGGGCGAACCTGACGTACAGAACCTTGCTTATAAAAAATCTTAGAAATGGGAAGTTTTACGGTGTAGACTTCTTTGCGGCCAGTCTGCTTATCGTAGAGTTCGTAAAACTGTTCGGTGCTCATAAAGCAGTTCCCAAAACCAATGGGATACTTTACGAGGGCATAATCAGCAGAATCTTGAACAACAGAGCGAAGATTACGAAAACGGGGCTCTGCAACCAGATCAAGTGCGCTGGTAAAAGTAGAATTGGACATGTACTTAAAGGTCAAGGTAAAGGTCAAAGCCTTTTTACGAGGGCGAACTCAAGAACCAGTATAACAGATCGAAAAACCGTTGTCAACTGATATATCGGAGTGGGTTGGTTACCCGTCCCTCACCGACTTGGCTAATATAGGACATTTGGGCGGATCGCGCAAGAGCCCCTAGGGAGTGTTACAAGTCCGTAACAGAATCGGAGATCAGTCGGTCTCCAAGAACGCAAACCACCAGATTCAGAGAAACCTGCTGTGGACGCTGCTTCCAACCATACCACGGTGTTTTCTTTCCGCCAACATATGGTGGTTCTTGACCAACAGAGGTATATTGTTCGGCAGTTATGTCATAGATAGTGTCCCCATCTTGCAACCACCAGTGTTTTTCACCACGATAATCAGTTCCACTCATCGGAACCAGTGCATCTGTGTCCATTAAGTAATACAGAGCTTGGGAAGAATGGTAGCAATGGCCATAAAAACGATTTTTCTGCAAATCCTGCGGGTACATCAGGGACTTCCGTCCCTTCAGCAGGTCCGATGACAGGTTTTTCCTAATTGACTCCATAACAGCAAAAATTTCAGACATCGGATATGGTTCAAAGACCAATGTCCGTGTCTGAAATATCTCTTTATCTCTATATCTGTGCCTCTCAACTATTTTCATTGACGATAAATTGCTTCTCATATTCTAGCAGACCTTTGTGATATTTAATAGTCTCATCAGTGGGTTGTGCCGAATCCCAACGAACCTTACCATCAGGTCGCTTAAACAAATTGATACCAAGATGCTGGTATTTTTTATCAGTAGGGACAAATACTTTGTAAGACTCTCCTTGCTTATTACTGGTGAGTTGTGACAGTTTACGATTCTCAGACTTCAGAACTTTGATTTTAGTACAAGCAGACTGAAACAGATTGCGAAACTCATCATAATCTTCTAGATAAATGTGAGCATTGTCCATCACATAACGACCGACAAATTGAGGGCTCCAACAGTGATCATCTGTTCGATCTGTTGATACTGCCTTAGATGCTTCCTCACTAATCAGTCCAGTATCACCATACTGACAACTAAAGATTCCCTCATAGTAGAATCGAGTGACAACACGAACGATGTCTTCATCAGTAGGATCCCACAGTTCTAGATTAGATTTTAGTGCATTGAATGTGGCTTGACAGTAAATTTCAAGTTTGCGAAGTTTTTTGTTGTTCATGATTCAGCGACGAATGACGGAAACGGCAGGCATACCCTGATTGAAAACGGTGTCAACGACCGCTTGAACGCTCTTGGCAGTGCTGATGCCCACTTTATCATAGACGGGCACACAGACCAGTCCAAAGGTCTTAGAAGCGCCACCCAGACGGATCACACGACCGATGGACTGAGAGATTCCGATGTAGTCCATATTACGCATAAAGAGGACTGCTTCCAGACCACTGACGTTGATACCTTCGGACAGGATGGAGTGGTGCAGAACCACGAACTTCTTGCTAGGATCCTTACCCCAAGCGTTCAGAGTGTCGAAGAAGGTCTCACGATCAACTTTCTGACCGTCGATGATAGCACCAGTCTTGCTGGTGATATACATGCAGGAGTAACCACGCTCTGCCAGTTGTTGACGGAAGTCAGACTCACTCAACAGTTTGACAATCTGCTTGGTAGAACGAGCACAAATCAGAATCTTACCCAGATCATTGTCATCAATAGTGTCAAGAAGATTCTGGGAATCACGGTCAGCGATCATCTGTTTGTCCTGAACCATGTCCAGTTGTTTGACAACAACCTTAGGAGGAAGGATATAACCTTCTTCCACAAGCTTAGGAGCAGGAACGTTGCAGATTACTTTACCGTAGACCTCAGGATCATTCATCCCTGGTTTGGCAATAGTGAGAGAATGCTTAGGAGTAGCAGTGAAGAAATAGCAGCGAGTAGCAGTAGAAGAGAAGTGCTCCGTAGCAGCGAAAAAGTTACGTTGGACCGAATTGTGCGCTTCATCAAAGTAAATACAATCAACGTTGATGTCTGCTTCCTGAAGACGGGGAAGAGAATGATAGGTGGTGAAGATCAGTTGCTTGCGGTATGCTTGCTGACTCCAATTACGGATGATAGCAGGTTTGGTGCTGCTAAAGTGATGAGTCTCACCACTATGAACGTGCATCACTGCAACATCAGTGTGAAACTCAAGAAACTCAGCAGAGAGTTGCTCAGCAAGCAGAATACGAGGAGCAACTACAACAACGATACCACGATCACAGGCATCAAGATATTCCTGAGAATCCTTGATCATACACATGGTCTTGCCACCGCCAGTGGGGACGATGACCTGACCCTTATCGTGTGCCAGCATAGCGGCAAGTGCGTCCTGCTGGTGGGGTCGGAGTTGCATCACAGGTCTCATCGCGTATGGGACTATTATAGCACGATGGGCCCTCTACCGATGGGCCCTGTGACAGTTATTAAAGTGGTTAAAAATAATTAAAGTTTATTACTATTCTTACTTTCTGATCAGTACAGGTTGTTCCTGCATGTTCTTTTTTGCAATCAAAAGTGATTAATCT